CAGAAATCGTGCAGATCGACTCAAGCGAGAAGGTACCATTGTAGATCCTAAAAAGATACCCAACACAGACCTTGTGTTCCGTATCACTTGCTGGGAACACATACCCATGGCACCCAAAAAAGTTCCAAAAACAACTGCGAAAAAGAAAAAAATTGAAGATATTTTTGAATTGGACCTAATAGAAGAAGATCCACTGGCAGAACTAATCGAGGAGCCTGTGTTGGATCCCAAGCATGTGAGATTGAACTTTCCTCCGTTTTACCACTACAGAATCAACGAAAACAAAGAACCGTTTTTGGTAGGTAAAAGTCACTGGCAAGGAGATTTGCATCACGGTGAATTCTCAAAGGATCATGGACAAATGACCCGCAAACTGGCTCACATGTTTATGAAACTGTGCGAACGCTATGCTACACGTTCAAACTGGCGTGGTTACACCTACAACGAAGAAATGCGTGGTCAGGCCTTGTTACAGCTCAGTCAGATTGGTTTGCAGTTTGACGAATCAAAATCGCAAAATCCGTTTGCTTACTACACAGCTGCCATTACCAACAGCTTTACTCGTATTTTAAATTTAGAAAAGAAAAATCAAAACATTCGCGACGACATGTTGGAGATGAACGGGTTGAATCCTAGCTGGACTCGTCAAAACTCAGGCAAGAAGAATCCCAACATGATTGCCGGGCCTGTGGTTATTGTCACTGAAGAATAATTCAATGTCCGTTGGTAAGCCTTACTGTACCGCTCCGTGGAATGGCATAACTGTTAGAGAAAACGGAGTGGTACGTACCTGTTGTTCTGGAAAAAAATCAATAGCCAATCTAAATGTTACCAGCATACAAACCATTGAGCAATCACCAGTATTAAAACAAATTCGTGACACAATGTTGTCTGGCAAACCAGATCCAGAAAATTGTGTAGAGTGCATAGAACAGGAAAAAGTTTCTGGTTACGCTGGCTTACGTAACCATTACAATACATATCATCCAGATTTTGATTTAAACAATATTACTTTGAAAATGGTTGACATACGATGGAACAATACCTGCAATCTTACCTGCATGTACTGTGGACCAGAATTCAGCAGTAGTTGGTCTGACAAACTAAACACAATCAATTTAAAACCAGTAAAGCCCTATCAGGACGAATTATTGGATTGGGTATTAAAGAAAGCACAAACTGTAAAAAGTATCATGCTAGTCGGCGGTGAACCCATGCTGATGAAACAAAATTATGCATTGTTGAAACATCTACCACCGGATTGCCAAATTGATATTATTACTAATTTAAGTTATGATTTAGAAAACTTGCCGTGTCTTAATGATCTCTTGTCTCGCTCACATAGCAATGTCACTTGGAATGTCAGTGCAGAAAATATTCAAAAACAATTTGAATATGTACGACAAAACAGCAACTGGAATCAATTTAAAAATAACCTTGTGTTTTTGCAAAAACATTGGCCAGACACTGTGACGGTTAACATGGTTTACAGTGTGTTTAGTGCATTCGACTTGTTGAAAACCATTCAAACTTTTCAACAATTGGGAGTGAAAAAGTTTAATTTTCAACCATTGCATAAGCATCATACTATGAATGTCTATTACATGCCTAGACCAATTCAACAGAGAGCATTGGAGTGTTTAGAAGAAACAATACAGTACCATCAAAGTTCGATCCATCCCGACGACTTAGAGTTGTATCCACTACAAGGAATAGACCAATTGAAGATACAACTACAACCTAATAATTTTGTCAACAAGATTGTTAGCAAAGAAGCGTTCTGGGAACAAATCAAATGGTATGACCAATGGAGCCAAACTAAGTTTCAAGATCTATGGCCACATGTATCGGAGCTAGTCAATCAACATTTAGTTTAACCGTTTAACTTGTAATTCCTTTTTGGAAAGTGTAAAATAACTCAATGAGTCTATTTAAAAAAGTTGCAGTATGCACAGATATTCACTTTGGTCTAAAGTCCAACAGCCTACAACACAATCAAGATTGCAGTGATTTCATTGATTGGTTTATAGCCACTGCCAAAGAACAGGGTTGCGAAACCGGTATGTTCTTAGGAGACTGGAGCCACCAACGTGCAGCCATCAACATGCAGACCTTGCAGTACAGTCTGCGTAGTTTGGAAAAACTGAGTCGAGCATTTGATCGCTTTTACTTTATTCCTGGCAATCACGACTTGTACTATCGTGACAAGCGTGACATCTACTCAACTGAATGGGCCAAACACATACCCAATATTCAAATTGTCAATGATTGGTTTGAAGATGGAGATGTTGTTATTGCTCCGTGGTTAGTGGGCGATGATTATAAACGCATACCAAAACTCAAAGGCCAGTACATGTTTGGGCACTTTGAGTTGCCACATTTCAAAATGAATGCCATGGTAGAGATGCCAGACCACGGTGAAGTCAAAGTTGAATCGTTTTCAAACTTTGAACAAGTGTTTTCGGGACATTTTCACTTACGGCAGCAGAAAAAGAACATTAACTATATTGGCAACTGTTTCCCCCATAACTATGCCGATGCCGGCGACAGTGATCGCGGCATGATGACACTGACCTGGGGTGAAAAGCCAGTGTATCATTCATGGCCTGGACAGCCACAGTATCGTGTGTTGAAATTGAGTCAGGTTATTGACTCGGCTCCGCAGTTGTTGGCCCCAAACATGCATGTCAGAGTCGAACTGGACATTGACATCAGCTACGAAGAAGCCAACTTTATCAAAGACACATTTGTCAAAGACTACAAACTGAGAGAAATGGCATTGGTGCCTGTTAAGAGCACAGCAGTTGACACAGATATGGCACCTGGCGAAGTCAAATTTGAATCGGTGGATCAAATTGTTACAGATCAACTAACCAACATCGAATCTGAATTTTACGATCCAAAATTATTGCTCAAAATCTATCAAAACTTATGATACATATAAAAAATCTAACTGTTCGAAACTTTATGAGTGTGGGCAATGCTACACAGGCCATTGACTTTGATCGCAAGGATCTCACCCTGGTATTAGGCGAAAACTTGGACTTAGGTGGAGATGGCAGTCGTAACGGCACAGGCAAGACCACAATCATCAATGCTCTGAGCTACAGTTTATATGGCAATGCACTGTCAAATATTCGCAAAGACAATTTGGTAAACAAAACCAATGGAAAAAACATGTTGGTCAGTTTGGACTTTGTCGTGGCTGGCAAAGAATACAGAATTGAACGTGGTCGTAAACCCAATGTGCTCAAGTTCTATGTCAACAATGAAGAACAGGCCATAACCGACGAAGCACAAGGCGACAGTCGAGAAACACAAGAAGCCATTGAGCAAGTGCTGGGACTGAGCCACGACATGTTCAAACATATCCTGGCACTGAACACATACACAGAACCATTTTTGAGTTTGAAAGCCAACGATCAACGCACAATCATCGAACAGTTATTGGGCATTACCATGCTGTCGGAACGTGCTGATCGTATCAAAGAACACAATCGTCAAACCAAAGAAAGCATACAACAAGAAGAATTTCGTATACGTGCTGTTCAAGAGGCCAACAAACGCATTGAAGAACAAATTGAAGCACTAAAGCGTAGACAAACACTATGGTTAAACAAGCATGAAGAAGAGATTACCAAACTTAAGACTGCACTCGAAGAACTACAGAAGATCGACATTGACGCAGAAATTGCTTCGCACAAAGATCATAAGATTTGGGAACAACGGCGTAAAGACATCAATGACCTCTCGGGTCAAATTTCAAGAACCAAACTTGACCTGGGTCGCGAACAAAAGAGCATTGCAAAACTTGAAGGCGAACTTGTACAACTTGAAAGCCATACGTGCCACACGTGCGGTCAAGCCTTCCACGACCAGAAGCACCAATTGGTGTTGGAAAGTAAACAGAAAGATTTGGCAACGGCGAGAGAAGCAAGCTCTGAACATGCTAGACTGCTGGCAGAAATGGAGAGTGCCTACACCTCCTTGGGCGTGCTAGGTAAGCCACCCAAAATGTTCTATGATCATGAAGAAGATGCTATACATCATAGAACAAGCATGGCTGCACTAAAAAAACAACTAGAAGACAAACTGATCGAAACTGATCCTTATGGTGAACAGATTGAAGACATGCAGGGACAGGCCTTGCAAACAGTCAGCTATGACACACTCAATGACCTTACCCGTTTACAAGAGCATCAAGAGTTTTTGTTAAAATTGCTAACATCAAAAGACAGTTTTGTTCGTAAGAAAATTATTGAACAAAATTTGAGCTATCTAAATCAACGACTTACACACTATCTCGATCGCATAGGCTTGCCGCACACAGTTGTGTTTCAAAACGACCTAACTGTCAGCATTGAAGAACTGGGTCGCGAACTAGACTTTGACAACTTGAGTCGCGGCGAACGCAACAGATTGATTCTTTCAATGAGTTGGGCATTCCGTGATGTGTTTGAATCGTTGTATCAACCAATCAACGTATTGTTCATCGACGAAATGATTGACTCTGGACTAGACACACAAGGTGTTGAAAATAGTCTGGCCTTGCTAAAACACATGAGTCGAGAACGACACAAGTCAATCTGGTTGGTCAGTCACAGAGATGAACTAGCCGGACGTGTGGAGAACATACTCAAAGTGGTCAAAGAAGGCGGCTTTACTTCATATAATACGGATGTAGAAATTGCGTAGAATAAAAGTATTGCACATCGAACCCACTGATGTATGTCAAGCAGCATGCCCGTTGTGTGCTCGCGAAACTGATCCTGCATTTAATAAAGGCGTCAAACATCATCTGCGTTTGGAGCAAATACAAAAACACTTTGACGATCGAAAGATTGCACAATTAGACAAAATGTTTATGTGTGGCAACTACGGAGATCCAGCTGCTGGCTATTATACTATGGACATCTATAACTATTTCAGAAAAGTCAATGCAGAAATTACCCTGGGTATGAATACCAATGGGGGTGTGCAAAGTACATTTTTTTGGCACGCACTAGGAAAATTATTTAACAAACCCAACGACTACTGTGTATTCAGCATTGATGGTTTGGAAGATACCATTCATGTCTATAGAAAAAATGTTAACTGGGAAAAGTTAATGAGCAACGCCGAAGCATTTATTGCAGCTGGTGGCTCAGCACACTGGGACATGCTGGTGTACAAACACAATCAACACCAAGTTGATGCCTGCGAACAATTGGCACGAGACATGGGCTTTCGTTGGTTCCGGGCCAAAGTCAGCAAACGTGGCTTTACAGATAGACTGGAGTTTCCTATTGGTTGGCAAGAACCAGTGGTACAAGCAGGTCCAATTCAATGTCACGTACTCAAAGAAAAAAGCATGTATATAGATGCTCAAGGTCATTTGAGTCCGTGTTGCTGGCTAGGATCCAGGCAACAAAACTTTGTCAAAGACGATCTGGCCACAGTGAAGCTAACCTGGAAGACTGATTCACCCAATCCTGTTTGTCAGTCTACTTGTGCTACTAACAAAAATAAATCTAGTTTTACAAATCAATGGCAACGAGAGGTGGCACTATGTTAGCCACTTGGCATTTTCATATTGAAGTTTCTAGCAAATGCACCCTGCGTTGTCCTCGATGTGCTCGACAAGAAGTACCCGATAGCCTGATCAACACAGAACTAGATCTAGAATTTTTCAAACGTAACTTTACGCCAGAGTTCGTACAAAACAATGTAGAAAAGATTACGTTCTGCGGTGACGATGGTGACCCTATCTATGCACACGACCTTGTGCCGGTGATTCGCTATATCAAATCAATCAAGCCAGTGGAAATAGTTATTGTTACCAACGGTTCGCACAAAAAAACCGAATGGTGGAAAGAGCTAGGATCAGTTCTTAATGACCAAGACACTGTGCATTTCAGTATCGACGGGTGGGACAACGAGTCTAATAACTTGTATCGAGTCAACAGCGACTTTGACAGCATTGTCAGCGGAATCTCTGCACTACGATCAGTGTCTAACTGTCGACTGGTCTGGGCCGCTATTGCTTTTCAATTCAACGAACATCAACTTGCTACCATGGAAAACTATGCCCGAGTACTGGATATGGATGTGTTTCAACTTACCAAAAGTACCAAGTTTGGCAGTGTGTATCCCAACTACGGTACCAATGATGCATTGGAACCCAGTAAAAAATTTGTCAGCAGTTCTCACAGATTTGAAAGAGAATTTGTGCAACTAAGCAAGCGAAACAATGTGCCTGTGATACATGAAAAAAACGTAGAACTGTATCGTTCTGTTAAAAATTACAACGGTGTTCGACCTCTTTGTGAGATTGGCAACAAAGGATTGTATATTGACGCTCGTGGACGATTGTTTCCTTGTTGCTGGGTGGCCAATCGCTATGCCCACAATTCAGAATGGAAGGGAATCGCTAACAAATTTGATTTAAATCAAAGAACTCTAGCAGATGCTGTAACTGATGAATTTTGGAGTCAAACTTTCCAATCTTTTGGGTGGCAAGAATGCCAAACTAAGTGTGCAGCGACCAGGGTAGATGAAAAATATGCGACAGAGTGGTAAGATGGTAATTAATAGTCCATGGTATGGCTATATGAATCCCAACAAGTTGATCAATTACCCGAAGACTGTGTTGGCTTTGTTTACATAATCACAAACAAGCTCACAGGCAGAAAGTACATTGGCAAAAAATTAGCAAAATTTAGCAAGACAACATACAAAGTAGTAAAATTAAAGAACGGCAACAAAAAGAAAAAAAAGATCAGAAGCAAAATTGATTCAGACTGGCAACTATACTATGGCTCAAGCCCAGAACTAACCAAAGACATTGAAAAACTAGGCATCGAAAACTTCTCAAG